ACGGCGAGTACCGCCTCGTGCTCGAGAAGGTCGGCCACGACAGCGAGGGCGACCGGACGTGGAACACGATGTTCGAGGTCACCGACACGGCCGACGCGATCGCGAGTACGTGGCTGCCCTCGCTCGACGCGCGCCTCGAGCGCGAGCTGCCCGCGCAGGGTGCCGCGCCGACCGAGCAGCCCGCCTCGGCGCCGGCCAAGCCGCGCAGCACCCGGGCCAAGAAGGCGGCCGCGCCGGCCGAACAGCCCGCCCCGGCCGCCGAGCAGCCCGCTGCCGCGCCGGCCGAGCCCGCCCCGGCGCCCGTGATGGCCACGCCCGTCGCGGCGCCGCAGACGCCTGCTGAGCCGCCGCGGGTCAACCCGTTCGCCAAGCAGCCGCCGGTCACCGCGCAGGCGTAGGATCAACGCACCTGACACGGGTACAGAACGGCCCCGCCCCCTTCCGGGATGCGGGGCCGTTCTGCTGCCACGGTGACGGACGCAGCATCAGGATTCGTCGTCGGCCTCATCGCGCTCGCGCGCCTCGGCGGTCACCGGGTAGCGGTCCGAGTCCTTGGCGGGCGGGTCGTCCCACAGCCGCTCGCGCAGGTTGACTGCACCCTGCGGGTCGTCGGCGTGGCCGAGTGCGTGACCCTGAGCGTCCACGGCGACCCCGCCGTGCGCGTAGATCGGCTCGCCGTCCTTGGTCTCGGCGATCTCGCGGTGATCGGTGTCGGCCAGCTTGTCGGCCTCGCGCCCGCGGCGCCGCTTGTTCCAGTCCTCGCCGTACGCCTCGCGGGCGAGGTCGGCGTCGGTGGTCGGGTTGGGGGCGGTCTGCGCCTTGATCGCTTCCTCGGACTTGGCGTCAGCAGCCTCGATGTTGTTCTCGAAGCGCCGCGTCTCGGTGACCTGCTCGGCCGCGTTCTGCGGGCCGAGAGCATTGATGTTGACGGGCTCGTCGGCGCCCGCAGCCTGCGTGTCGGTGGTCATACCGGCAGGGTACCCGCGCCGGGCGGGCCGGTAACCCCCGGACTTTTATTACGTGTCGATACAAGTAAAACCGGGACGCTTCACCCCTTGCCAACCTATTAGGTCATGTATTAGACTATGGGTATGACGAAGAACAAGAAAACCCACGAGCTGATCATCCGGGACGCGGACGGCCGGGAGGAGCTCCTCGGGGCCGGGACCGAGGCTGGGATGCTCGAGGCGCGGGCCGAGATGCTCGACCAGGAAGACGAGCTCGGCTACCCGGCCGAGTGGCTGGTGGTGCAGCCCGCAGCGTGAACGAGGAAGGGGCGCCCCACGGGGCGCCCCTCGTTCTGTGCCGCATTACTTGTATCGACAAGTAATAAAAGTCCTACCCCGCACCTAGATGCGCGGCGGCCAGCTCCACTGTCCGGGCTCGGTGCCGTACGGCACGTTGAACTCGGGGAACCCGCCGTTCGGGCCGGGAGTGAAAACGTGCAGGTGCACGTGCATCGACGAGTCGAGCGCCGGCACCGCGCCGGACTCGACCCCGCGCGGGTCGAGCGAGTCGACGTCGGCGCTGACGATGGCCGCCCGCACCGCGTGATGACCGCTCTTGCCGCGGTAGTGCACAATCCGGCCGAGCGACGGACGCGCCGCGCCGGCCGGACCCATGACCGCCTCGCTCGGGCCAGTCATCAGCCGTGCTCGGGGCGGTTCGGAACGGCGTACACGCCGAGGGCGCCGAGGATCGCGAGCGCGATCGTCACGCCATCGGTCGTGGTGAACACGTCGTCGGCGAGCGCGGTACCCGCGGCGACTGCGCCGGCCGTGACGGCCGCCACGATGAACTTGGCAATGCGCATGGTGTCTCTCCCTCTACCGGGCCGTTCGGCCCGTCAGTCACAGGGTACGGCGGTCGGCGCAGGATTCGCAGCCCGAACGCGGTCGGTCTCGCGTCGCGCCTCGGTGGCCGCCTCTCGAAGTGCGGCCGCACTTCGTTCCGCGGTCGGCCCCATGATGAGTGCGAGGTCAGCAGCACGCTCTCGGTCGGTTACCTCGGCGATCGCCTTGGTTCGATTGGCGTCAGCAGCCGCTTGCCGCTGCAAGCAGTCGATCAGCCCGACGTATCGGTAACCGACGTACATGCTGACGACGAGCGAGACGAGTGCGAGCACCATGGCCACCGCCCGCGCCGCCGGCCGATCGGCCCAACGGAACCCGCGCGGGGCGGGCTCCCGGTATGGGCTCATCGGCGAGACTCTCGGCGCCGATCGAGCTCGGCCAGTCCGCGGCGCGCGACCAGACCGATCAGGACCGACACGCCTATCGACCCTAGTGCCGTCATCTGCCATGCAAGATCGATCACGGTGATTCCTCTTCCGCCGCCTCGGCCGTCGGACGGACCGCCCGACGTGGACGGGTTGCCCGCCCGCGGCCGATCGTAACCGGAGGAGCGAGAGCGATCACGAGTGCGGCCGGGATTCCGAGTGTCGCGGCATCCGGAAGTTTGCCCTGCATGAGCGTGGCGGTCACTGTCGCGAGCCACCCGAGCAGCCCAACGATCAGCGCCAATGTCTTAAGCCAATCCGGCACGCGCCCCGCCTTTCGATAGCGCCGGCCCGAACGCGAGAGGCGCTCGGGCCGGGCGTGTACCGATCACTCTAAGTGCAGTTGCTGATTGCCCGCGGGCAGGCCGATTACGACTCGACGACCGCCTCGGCGATGTCTCCGAGCAGCTCGTGCATGGGCACGCGGGCGCCACCCTTGGCGGGCGAGGGCACGCCCTGCATGAGCACGTTGTGCCCGAGCGGGGTGTACTGCGTGCCGTCCGGCTTACCGTCCGGGCCGTTGAGCGGCCGGGCCCTGGTCAGGGCATTGACCGCGAGCTCCGCATTGCGCGCCGCGGTAACGGCCTTGGCAACCTCGGACGCGATCATGTTCCCGATCTTGTTGAGGTCTGCATCGGTCAGTGCCACCGGGATGTCCTCCAAACGCCATGAGGCTTTGCTCGCCTCGAGTGCGGTGTCGTAGCTGGCACTGAAGTGCCCGTGCTGGTCATGCGCGTTCGCGCCCGTGTACGTGCGCTGACGCCACCCGTTCGACGCTTCCCAGATACGCCGGTTCCAGATGATGTACCGCAGGCGCCGCTCGGTACCGTTACGGCACCGGGTTAGTAGGAATTGAACAACCCGCTCCATGTCGAGACCGGGTACGTTCAAGTCCTTGTCGACGTCGAGCGCGTGCACCTCGTTGATCTTGTCGGCGTCCCTGATCGGCACCTTGCCGGTCTCGTCGGGATTGTGGTCCGACGAGCTGCCCGCGTGCGCAGCGTCGCCGATCCAACCGTCGCTGCGCCGATCGCGGTTCGGCGCGATGTCGTCGAACTCGTTCCAGAGCTGCCGCAGGCATGAAACCAATTGGGCCGATGGCATAGTCTCCCCTTCCCTTCGGCTACCCGTGAGGCTACTGCGGTCCGGCGAAATACGTCGTGACGATGCAGACGCCGGTCGCCCCGTTGCCGCCGTTGACCGCGGTCAGCGAGGCACCCCGAGAGGCGCCCGAGCCGCCGCCGCCGTACGCCCGGCCCGTGCTGCCCGCGGTGTTCGAGCGGCCGACCTGCGAGCCGCCGAGGACCGTGCCGCCGCCATCGCCGCCGCGCTGGCCCGTGCCCGCGGTCGCCGTGATGCCGATACCGGACCCGCCAGCACCGCCCGGTACGCGGACGTCGCCGCCCGTGCCGCCCGAGCCGCCCGAGCGCACCCCGTCATTCGACGAGAAGTTTGCGGTACCCGCCGGCCGGACCCCGCCCGCGCCGCCGCCGGCCGCGGTGATGTGCGTACCGAACGAGGTCGTTCCGCCGCCCGTGCCCGACCCGGTATTACCCGTGCCGCCCGTGCCGATCGTCACGGCTACGGTCGACGCCAGATCGGTTGCGTTGAACCAACCCGCGGCGTACTCGCCGCCGCCGCCGCCGTCGCCGAACGACCACTGCGCCGCCGCGGTGGCGGCAGCGCCACCGCCCGCGCCACCGCCGCCGACGACCTGCACGTGCACGCGGTGCGCGCCGGCCGGTTTCGTCCACGTGCCGCCGGCCGTGAACACCTGCTGCGTCGGCGCGAGCGACATGTCGGTCAGCGCATCGTCGACCGCGCCGAGGGCGGTCTCGACCGCCTCGGCAAGATCCTGCCCGAGCGCCGGCCCGTCCGGCGCGTCGCCGGTCTCCTGGTAAGGCAGCGAGTACCTGCTCGTCGTGTCAGCCATCGTCTCTCCTAGATCGCCATCGCGGTCATGTTGCGGTCGTCGAACGAGACCGTTCCGGCACCGCTCGCTCGCCGGTACTTGGCGACGAACTTGGTCGCGCCCGGGGCGAGTCCGGTCAGCAGGTACGTCTTGCTCACCGGACTCGTGGTCTCGATCGCCGTGTCGAACCCGCCAGCCTGCGCCGAGTTGCGCCACAGCTGCCCGCGGATCGCGGAGTACGAGCCCGTGCCGAACTCGTTCGCGCCCTCGCCGACGAACGCCATCTGCGCCTCGACGCTCAGGATCCCGCTACCGCTCGGCACGTTGAGCGTGATGACCGAGGACATCCAGAGCACGACACGGCCACTCGCGCCGACCACGACCTCGATCTCGGGGCCGTAGTTACCGAGGTCGGTAAAGCTGCTGCTCGTGGTGGCCTCGTTGTTGCCGACGGTCTGTGACTGCACGCGCAGGCTGTCGAGCGCGCTGACCGCCTCGGGGGTGCCCGGGATGGTGAACCGGCCCATGATGCCCCACGTGGCGCCCGAGACGAGGATGCCGACGACATCGCCGGCCGCCAGGATGGCCGCCTCGCTCGTGTTGAGAATCGGCAGGTTCGTCAGCAGCGAGTCGCCGACGCGCACGACGTTCTCGGCCGTGTCCTGATTCCACGCCACGATGACGCCCTGCCGGAACGTCACGCCCCGGCCCGCGGGCTGCGGGGTGCCAAGGAACGGTACGAGGTCGTCGGATCGCATGGTCAGCTCGTCTCGATAGACGTCAGGGTCTGCTCGCGGGTCCGGCCGCGCAGCGCGCCGGCCGCCACGAGCGGGATGGTCACGGTGTCGAGCACGTGCAGCTCGCCGCCCCGCAGCACGTTCGCCGGCACGTCGTACGCCCGGAAGTTGTCGATCAGGTACTGCGGCCCAGTGTTGTTCGTGTTGCCCGCCAGACGCCACAGATACAGCCCGTACCGGTTGTCCTGCCCTGCTGCGGCGGGTCGCATTCCATCGTACGAGAGTGCCCAGTCGTTGGGCTCGGGCTGCTCGTCGCGCGGCCACGCCTTGAGCTCGCACACGTTGTCATGCGCGCGTGCGCGCAGCGTCCACCACTGCGCCGCGGTGTACGGGGCGTACCCGTCGATCGTCGCGGGCTCGGCGTAACCGAGCGGCCCGTGATCGGCGATCTTGAGCGAGACGTCGCCGTCCGCGTCGAACTCGAGCCGAGCAGTGTAGAAGTCGTCCGCCGCGTTCCGGCGCAGCAGCGCGCCGATCGCGAGGGTCGCCCCGCCCGCAGCGATCGGCACCTGCAGATCAACGTAGACGTCGAGGTCGCGCCGGCCGATCGAGAGCGGGAGCACATGACTCGCGGTCGTGTTGACGGTCATGGTCCGTTGGAACACCGAACCGTTGACCGCGAGCTGCGAGCTCGGCGTCGATGGTGTCCATGCGTGCCCGGTCTCGCCGGCACCGATCGTGTCCGCCAGTACGCGAGAGAACGAGTCGCCGACGATCAGCTCGGGCTCGATGATGCGCGGCTCGCCCTCGAGCCCGATCGCGATCGGGTCGTCGGGCTCGAGGGCCGGGTTGGGAACCGCGGTGAAATCGACGTTGTACGGCAGGCCGAGCGAGCGGCGCAGCACGGTCGCCGCTGCGAGCGCCGCCTGCGAGTCGGTGGTCAGCAGCGGGCTCGCGAACACCCGAGGCACCTTGCCGAACGGGCCGCCCCAATACGTCGGCGAGCTGGCCGAGCTGTCGACCGCGAGAGCGCGTACGGGCGGCTCGGTGTCGAGCGCCTCGCCCGTGGCGAGCACGCCGTTGTACACGCCCGAGCGGCTCAGTGAGCGGCCCGCGGACACGAGGACACCCCCGCGCCCCCGTGAGACCGTCCATAGCGGCAGCGTCGGGCTCGGCGGGCTGCGGACGATGAGCACGCCGCGGTGATCGAAGTAGGCGACCTTGCCAACCCCGGTCACGAGCTCGCGCAATCGCGCGTACCGATCCTCCTCGACGATGAACGTGCGGCCGATCGCATCGCCCTCGATCAGTTCGTCATCCCACTCGATCACGACGTCGCCGTACGCGTCGGCGGCGAGCGCCTCGACGACCGCCCCGTACGTCTCGGTCGCGTCGAACTGCAGCACGCTGGTCAGCTTGGCGTCGATGATCATGGCCATGCGGTCGACGGCCGTGATCCGGATCGGGCCGTCGGGCGCCGCGGGCTGCTCGACGTCGTTGATCCGGAAGTAGCCGAGCGAGACGTACTCGACCACGCCGCCGCCGAACGCGACACCACGCTCGACGAACAGCTCGTGCGCACCGTACGGGGTCAGCGGGCTGCTCGCGCCTTCCGGCCACAGTGCCTCGCCCGTATCCGGATCGTGCGCGGCGACCTCACACTCGAGTGTCGAGCGAATGTCGGCGCCCCCGTCGAGCACGACGTCACCACCGATCAGCGGCAGGGTCACGCCGCCGGCCGGGCTCGTTCCGGTCTGCCCCGCCGGCACGGCCCGCAGCCGCACTGCGATGTTGTGCGAGCCGCCGACCGCGGCGAGGAAGCCCTGCGATACCGGCCTCACGGCACGATCACAGTCTCGGGATCGGCCACGTACTCGAGCAGGTCGGCCCACGTCGGGAAGGCGGCCAGCACGGCGGCCCACGATCCGAAGTCGGCGATCAGCCCGGCCCATGTCGCGGCGTAGCCGACCACGCTCTCGGCGGGCGGGGCGACCTCGGTCATCGGCAGCGAGAAGAGTCGGCGGTCGTCGGCGAGCGTCCGACTGACCCGGCCGAGATTCATGTCGCCGAGCCCGACGTACCCGCCCGGGATGTCGTACTCGGGCGGCACCTGCACGAGCACGACGTCGCCCGAGGCGATGAGGAACTCGAGCGCGCGTTTCTCGGCCAGCGTGCGCGTGAGCACCTGCAGCGTCCACCCGGCCGAGCTCGGCACGTCGCCGACGCGCACGGGGAACGACCGCCCGGGTATCTCGAACAGCCCGGCCCGGGAGCGGCGCGTGACCGCCGTGTAATCCTGCACTGTGACAGGCATGTTGAGGAACGGCCGGGCGATGCTCTTGAGCCACACGCGGTCGATCGTCGGCGTGACCGTGACCGTCTCGGTGCCGAGCGACACCCCGACGTCCGAGAGGTACGTGACGCGGTACGTGTTGAGCACGCCCGGGGCGAACTCGTAGTCGTCGAGCTGCGCGGTGCCCGAGGTCGCCGACCGCTCTCGGCCGCCGCGCACGACCGCGTACGGCCGCGCCTCGGCCGACCGCTCGATCGTGACCGAGGCGGTGCCCGCGATGCCACCGCCGGCCGAGTCGTCGAGCAGCAGCACGTCGTCGAAATAGACCACCGTGCCGCCGGCCGGACTGCCTGTCAGCGACGGGCCGTAGCCGACGAAAGCGGCGCCGACCGGGGCGACCGCGGCATACGTGCGGTGCGTCCACGCGCCGGCCGGGAGCACGACGGTCTCGGCCGCGGTCGAGAGGTAACCGAACCCGCTGTCATACCAGTCCATCGAGACTGCGGCGCCCGCGTACCCCGCGGCCGAATAGAGCCACATGTCGAGCGTGTATTCCTCGCCGGGCGTGACCGCGGTCGACACCGACGGCCGGGAGTACGCCTGCGTCGGCGAGCCCGTCACGGTCAGCTTGCCCGAGTAGCTGCCCGTGTGCGCCTGCTCGTTCGAGCGGACGACCGTGCAGTCGAACCCGGTCCAGTCGGCAGCGCTGATCTCGAACGTGCCGTCAGCGCCGCCGACCCCCGTGCCCGTGCCGCCGGCATCGACGGTCAGTCGTACCCGGGCGAGATCGCTGTCGTACGTCGCCTCGATGCTCATGCGTACGCCCCTACTACTCGAGCGCCGGCCCGCCTGCGCGTCTGCCGATCGCGGCTTTCGATCTGCACGTCGACAATATCGGTCAGCTCACGGTCGCCGATGTAGACGTGCACGACCGGTGACCCGCTCTCGCCGAGAATGGCGCTCGTGTCGTTCGCGTTGCTGACGTAGGCGCGCCGGCCGACGCTGAGCAGCTCGGGTCCGTTCTCGCCCGTGAGGTACGTGCGGCCGGGCTGCGCCCAACCGCCCGAGGCGAGACGCGGCAGGTTCGGTGTCGAGAGAGTCGTTCCGCCGATCTTGCCGAAAGGCGTATTGATCGAGGGCAGCGAGAATGACAGGCCGTTCCATCGGTCGATGATGTAATTGATGGCGTTCCGAAAACTGTTCTTGATGCCGTCCCACAGCCCGCCCGCAGCCGAGCTGATCCGGCCCTTGAGTCCGGAGATGTAGCTGACAACCTTGTTGAACCGGTCGACGATCCCGTCACGCACGCGCTGCGCGGCGGCGACAATCGTCATGATCACGGCGACGATCAGCTTGATGTAATTGACGTACGACGTGTAGACCCACTTGGCGGCGGCGACGATTTTGTCCCACGCGGCCTTGAAGAAGTCCTGCACTTTCTTGATGGCGACCTGCATCGACAGGAATGCGACGAGGAAGATCGGCACGAGGGTCGTGCGCCACCAATCCGCGACCGCGCCGGCCGCTGCCTTGATCGCACCCCAGATCACGGCCCACAGTTTCTGAAAGAATTCCGTCTTAGTGGCGAGCAGCACGATTCCTGCGACGATCAGCGTGATTCCGGTGATGAGCAGCCCGACCGGAGTGAGCCGCATCGCCAGACCGAACGCCTTGGTCGCGACCGTGGCCACGTTGGTCGCGATCGCGGTGGCGGCCATGACCGCGTTGTATCCGGCCATGGCCACGGTGTACGCGAGCCACGCGCCGACCAACGCGGTGATGAGCTCGGGCGGCAGGGCGGCGATGATGCCCGCCAACGCGGTCGCGATCGCGATCGAAATCGGGGCGATCGGCCCGAGCGCCTGCGCGATGACCACCGCGGCGGCACCGAGCTGCGAGAGCGCCTCGCCCGCCCCCGGGCCGTTCGAGCTGATCGAGTCGAGCAGCCGCTGCAGCCCGCCGTTGTCGCCGAACGCGGCGAGCCGCTCGGTCGCGTCCGCCAGGAACTCGAGAAAGCCCTGACCGTCCTCGACGGTCCCGGCGAACAGATCGCCGAGGAACGAACCGACGTTGCTGCCGATCCGGCCGAGGCTGTCGAGCGCCGGCCCCGCGTTGGTCTTGACGAACGCGACGAACCGGTCGAGCCCGCCCCCGGTCGCGAACCGCTCGAGCGCGCCAAGTGCTCTGCTGGCCGCCGCCGCACCGATGTCATAGAGCGGCTGCAGCTTACTCAGGTTGTTGCCGATCAGCGCGTACCCGCGCTCGAGGATCCCGAACGTCGCGGGCTGATTGTCCTCGACGAAATCGTCCCACGCGCTCTTCATGCCGATGTACTGACGCGTCGCCTCGCGCACGGGCGCCGGCAGCAGCGACAGCCGCGCCTCGAGCTCGAGCGCCGCCTTACTCTGCGCCTTGAGATACTTGCCCGCCTCGAGTCCGTGCTTCTCGGCGAGCTCGGCCTGCCGCCCGTTGAGCCTGATCTTCTCGGTCAGATCCTCGACCTTGGTCGCCGCCTCGCTGACCTCTTTCTGCGAGCTGGCCGCCACCGCGCCGAACACGCCAAGTGCCGCACCGCCCGCGCCGGCCGCCGCCACGACACCGACCAGCGCGGTGCCGAGAGCGGCCACGGCCGGGAGCGCACCGGGGGCGATCAGCGCCTTGGTCACCCGAGAGAACTTGCCCGCCGCCGCGCCGGCCCGGTCGGCTTGCTTCTCCCACCGCGCGAGCGCACCGCCCGCGGTCGCGGTGTCGGCGACGAACTTACGTACCTCGGACGTGAACTTGATCTTGACTGTGCGTTCGCCGGCCACTAGTCCGCACCTTTCGAGAACGCAGCGATCGTGCGGTCAGCAGCCTCGCGCCACCGTGCAGCGATCTCGGCTGCATTCTCCTCGATCGTCGGGAAGAACCATATGCCCTCGCGTCCCTGATGCAGCCTCGGGAACTGCGTGTACTGATTCGAGCCGAACTCGGATCCGAACAGCAGCTTCCACGCGGGTTTGCGGCGCGAACCGAGCCGTTTGGTGCCGCCGGCCTGCACGACCGGTACGCGGTCGCGAGCGGCCTTCACGGTGCCCGCAACGAGCGCGGCCTGAGAGCCCTCGGCCTCGCCCGCTGCAGCCGCCTTGAGCGCGAGCAGGCGCGACAGATCGAGGGACGCGGCACGCAACTCGTTGTTCGCGTCCTTGGGCAGCGAGCGGAAAGCGGCGAGCGTCTCTCGCACGCCTTCCGCCCGCACGTTGATCGTGAGCTGCCTAGCCACTCATCTGCCTTCCGTCGTCGCGCCGGCCGGACTCGCGCTGCTGCTTGCCGCGCTCCTCGCCGAGCAGGTCGAGCGCGGTGGCGAGGTCGCGTTCATCCTCGGCCCACCATGCCGACGGGGCGATGCCGGACTCGATGGCTAGGGCGACAACGGCGCGGCTGAGAGAGCCGCGGGCGTAGGGTTTCCCAACTTCTCGGCGGGCTCCTCCTCCTCGACCTCCTCGCCGAGCTCGAAGTCGTGCGTCTCGGCGAACACGTCACCCGTCATGTCGTTGTGAATCTTGCCCTGCCGCCGGCACGCGGCGTACGCGATCTCGAACAGGATCGTCGCGCTCAACGATGAGCGGTCGCTGAGCACGCCCATGCTGCGGCCGCGGTGCGTCTTCTCCCACATGCGCAGGTCGCGCATACTGGCTGTGATCTCGAACGGCTCGCCGCCGTCCGGAAGGATCCGGAACTCGAACACTGCTCTCCCCTACCTCTTGTTGATCACTGTCACGCGAACTTACGCCGCGGTGGCGTTAGCTCGACTCGTCAGCCCGGACGTACTCCGGCTTGCCGATGCACACGAGCGTTACCTCGGTGACCTCGTTCTCGCGCGCCTCGCCCCCGACACTCGGCGCCTTGATCTTGACCTGACCCGTCCACGTCACGTGCTCGGCCGGGATGTCCGGGTGGTGGTCGAGACGGAAGTCGACCGTCTCGCCGTCGTGCTTCCACAGGTAATCCGAGAAGCCGTCGGACCGCCAGTCCGAGAAAGCCGTGATGTCGAGCGTGTAGTCGGGATCGGTCTCTTCCGTGTCCTCGCCCGCGGGGCACAGCGTGTAAAGCTTGTCGCCGTCCTCGGTGTTGTTGTTGAGCGTCCACGCGCTGATCTGGCACTCGAACGCGATGTCGCTCGGGGCCGTGCCGAGCCCGAACTCGATAAGTTTGATCTTGCGCTTGTGAATAGACATCCTGCGCCCCTAGAGCGTCGTTTCTGCGGTGATTTGGTAGCACGGTAGGTCGGTCGTACCCGACGGGTAGACGCCCGGGGCGCACGCTGTCACGGTCGTTTCACCGTGCAGCTTGCCGACCGCCTCGAGCAGCGCCGGCAGCAGCTCGAGCAGCCGCTCGACCGCCCGCTCGCCGAGATCCTCGATCACGTACACCGTGTACGTCATCGAGGTCGGCTGCTCGGGAAAGCACATGCCCTCCCACGTGAACGCGGGCGGCCCGATCACGACGTCGCGCCGGCCGAGCGTCTTCGCGAGGTCGCTCTCGACCCGCATCGGTGTGTCGTCGAGCAGCTCGGCGAGCTCGGTCTGCAGCGCGAGGTAGGCCTCGCTCAGCACGCTCACGCGAACACGCTCGGGGCGAATCGGCCGATCCTGAGCATCCGGTCGATATCGGTGTCGAACGAGGGAACCCGGCCCGCACCGAGCTCGCCCATCGCGACGAGCGCGTCGGGCGACCGCTTGCGCGTGTGCCAGCGCAGCGCGAGCCGAATCGTTCCGAGAACCATGGCCGCATCGGGCAGCGGCAGCTCGCTGTCGCTCTCGTCGGTCAGGTTGTACCGGTCGACGTGCACGCGCTGCACGAACCCGATCGCCGCGGTCAGCTGCCGCTCGAGCTCGGTGTCGTCGCGCGTGTCGTCGGCCGGAATGCCCTTGTCGATCTTGAGCTCGGCCAGCGTCGGCGGCCACGTCAGCGCCATGATCTCTCCCTCGGTCGAGTGCGGCGGGACGCCGTGGGGACGCCCCGCCGGCCGGTCAGCTGTCCTCTGCCGTGATCTCGACGCGCTTAACGCTCGCGGTGCCGTAGCGGATCAGCACGGCCGTGTAACCCCACACGCCCATCTTGATCGACTCGGGGCCGAGCGGCTGCTCGTACCGGAACCGCATGACGTTGCTCTCAAACAGGATGATGTCGTTCGCCCGCGCGACCGCGAACCGGTCGTCGAGCGCGATGCCGTCCGTCGGGGCGAGGATGATGCCCCGGTAACGGCCGCCCTCGAGCGCGGACACGTCGGCGGCACCGACGATGTTCTGCCCCGCCTCGCCCTGACCGGTGACCAGCGGCCGACCGGTCGTGTCGCGCAGGTCGATGAACTCGCCCCACCGGTTGACGCTCATGGCCGCGATCGTCGCCGGCAGCTTGCGCGAGTTGCGCACCGCGACGGCCGCCTTGACGAACACGCGCGAGTAGTGCGAGACGTCGGTCACCGGGACGCTGACGTCACCCGACTCGCTCGCCGGCAGCGCGGTACCGACCGCGATGAGCGCCGTGCCGATCTTCTTTTCGACCTTGAGCGCGAACGCGCCCATGAGGTCGCCGTAGATCAGCAGGTCGATCGCCGGGCTCGCCATGTCGACCATCTGCCGGGAGACGATCTGCACGCCGGCCGTCGGCTTGGGGGTCACGGTGTCGACGTCGGTGTCGAACGCGTCATCGTCCTCGATCGGGTCGTTCTCGGCCGCCTGCTCGGTGACCTCGGCGTCGGTGCCCGCGGTCTGCTTGGGCAGGGTGATCGGCCGCGGGTCGTCGCCGAGCGGGATGTTGCGCACGAGGTTGGCCAGCACCCGGCCCTGACGGGCGAGCGAGGCGTACTCGTCGGTCAGCCACTTGGGCGCCACGATGCCGGACCCGGCACCGCCCGTGGCCAGCGCGCGGGAGTGCTCCTGCAGACGCGTGGCCGCGCCCTCGTCCTGCCGTTCGCGGGCCGAGTAGAGGTCACCGAAGAACGAGTGACGGCCGCCGGCCTGCAGCGACCGGTAATGACCCGGGTCGCGATCCTGCGTAGTGCCGCCACCGACCGGGCGCACGTTGCCCGAGCGCAGCTCGGTGTCGTTGCCACCAGCGTTACCGCCCTGGTTGCCCGAGCCGTCGCTGCCCCGCATCGCCGCCTGCACCTTGGCGGACATGTCCCGCACGCTGGCCGAGCGCAGCTCGACGTCGGTCAGGGTCTCGATCTCGGTGTACAGCTTCTTACCCGCCTCGGTCATCTCGCCGATCGAGCGCAGTTCGTCCTCGGTCAGCGAGCGGTTCGCCTCGGCGGCACGGGTCTGCAGTCCTTCGATGGAACTGCGCAGACCCTCGTACTCCTCGCGCTTGCGGGCGAGGTAGACGTTCTCGGCCATTTGGAATCCTCCCGGAATCGGCCCATTGACTGTCAGGTCGCATCCGGGGGTGTCGTCACCGTGACTCGGGGGTGCCGCTCCCGCGGGGTGCCCGGCCGCGGGCGGGGTGCCCGAGCGTGCTGCTCGCGATCATAACTGCTCGTAGGGCGACGGTCGCGACAGTGCGCGCCGGATTACCTGACCGATTTCGTGATAGCGGAACGACGTGTCGGCCGTCGACACCCATGCGCCGGCCGGGGCGCCGCCCTCGCCGTGCACCTTGACGTCGGGCACGCGGTCGCCACCGAGGCGCATCAGGTTGCCGTAGAGCGACCGCCACGACAGCCGCTCGAGCTCGCTCGTGCGGTGGCGCAGACCGTGATCGAGGGTCAGCTGCAGCCCGGCGCGGCTCATGACGAGCGGCGCGTGCAGGGTGTACGCGAGCGGGTCGGCGTGTCCGGCCTCGATCAGCAGCTGCGCGGTCGCGCGGAGCATCTCACCGTACCGCCCGGACCGCTCGGCCGCCTGCTCGAGCAGCGGCCCGCGGTGCGCCGGCAGCGGCATGCCGCGGACGGGGGCGAGACAGTAGAAATCATCGTTGAACAGGGCGAACCGATCCGGGCCGAGCTCGGCGATCTCCTGCAGCAGCCGCAGCGCGTTCTCGTACTTGAACCGGTTGGGGTCGCGCTGCGGCACGAACAGGTGCCGCACGTTGGTCACGTGCGGCGGCCGATGCCCGACGACCCACACCTCGCCGTGCGGCACGTTCTGCAGCGAGCGGAGCGAGTAGCGCAGCTCGGCGTTCTCGTTGCCCGGCCGCACGACATAGACAACCGGGAGCGGCTCGGTCACGACTTCTCGAGCGCCGCGATCAGCGCCTCGACCGGAACGCCGGCCATCGTGGCGAGCGCGGTGGCGATGACGTACTCGACGTCATCGTCGTCGATCTGATCGCCCCACGAAACCGCGACGCCCGGCGCACCCCCCTCGGTGGCCGGACGCTCGAACTCGATCAGGACGAACGGCCGCGGGTCGCCGTCGCGCAGCAGCAGGTCGCCCCGCGCAGTGCTGGCGCTCATGACAGCTTGCGCAGCGTCGGCAGGGCGGGCAGCGCCGGCAGGGTGAGGCGCTGCGCCGTGACGTCGCGCTGCGCGCCCCGCAGCTCGGCTAGCTCGTTGCAGCACGTGCAGCCGTGAGCGGCCGCGACCCGCGGGTCGATGGCGCGGGCCGAGCGCACCCCCGCGATCTCGGCCTGCTCGCCGTAGGCGCCCTCCATCACGAATGCGATCTCGAACAGGTCGGCCGCGGTGCGCTGGATGACGTTGTTCGACGTCCGCTTGTTGCCGTGCGGCCGCTCGCGGAACCCGATCGAGGTCTGCCGCAGAGCGCCGTCGTTGATCAGCTCGAGCGTCTCGTCACCGGTCGGGGTGCGGCTCACCCGGGCCTCGAACCACAGCCCGTCGTTGCGGTCGTCGAGCGAGCGCACCGCGCCGATCAAGGTGCCGCCGAGCTGCACGTGCTCCCGGGCGGTCCGGATCCGGTTGGCTGCCCGCAATTGGTGGTCGAAGCAGCCGCGCACGAACTCCTCGGTCAGTCCGTCGTAGATGTACTGCGGCACGCCGTACGGCACCGCCCGGCCGAACACGGTGCGGCCGTCGCCGCCGTTGTTCGACGAGCGCAGCTCGAGCTCTCCGTCGAACGTGCGGGTCAGCAGCTCGGTGGTCATGATTCGATCCTCTCGGTTTCCGTGCCGCTCGGCTCGGTCGGTACGCCCGGTGCGCCGGCCGGGCCGCCGACCGGTGCGGGGGTGGTGGCGTTGTCGATGCCGTCGACCTGCGGCATCTTCTCCTTTGCGCGCACCTCGCTCGGCAGCAGCCACGGCTTGCCGCCCGTGGCGACGTTGTACGCCCCGTAACGGGCTACGGTGTCGCTGGCGAGCAGCGCATCGAGGTCGGGCTCGACGTACGTCCCCCGGGGGAACGCCTGCGAGATCGTCTCTTTGAACACGGCGAGATGATCGCCGAGCGTGAACTTGAGCAGGTTGATCGCGTCCTGCTCGATGTTCGAGTACGTGCGGCTCGAGGTCTGGCCGCCGAGCCACCCGACGGGTAGACCGAAGATCAGCTCGAGCTCGGTCAGCGAGAACTTACGCGCCTCGATCAGCTGCGCCTCCTCGGGATTCCACGCGAGCGGCTCGAACGAGGTCGTTGCGTTGAGCACGGCGACCGTCCGGTTCCGCTGCGTCTCAATCCACTTGGTCTTCATGGCCTTGGCCTCTGCCTCGGTCAGATCGGCGTTGTCGCTCTTGAGCACGCCCGTCGGCACGCCTTTGACCGTGTGCGCGTCGGCCGAGAGCGTCATCGCGCCCCGCAGCGTGGACAGCTGCGTCTCGAGCACGCCGAGACCGCGCAGTTCACCCGGGGCGCACGGTCCCTTGATGTGCAGCACCTCGTCGGTCGTGAACGACATGTTCCCGATCAGGTACTCGATCGTGCCGAGCGGCAGCGGGTAGTTCCGCTCGTCGACTCGGCGAACCATCACGGTCGACGCCGGCACGGGCACGATCGCGGTCGGCCACCCGTAGCGGTCGCGAGCAGCGTAGACGCCGATCGCGTTGCCCTCCCACAGGTAATCGAGAGCGAGCGAGCGGAACGTCGAGAACCGCGGTTCGGGCGGGGCGGGCTGCTCGAGCAGGGGCGGGGTCGGGGTGATCAGCCGCGGGCTCGGGTCGCCGCCGTACGGGCGCCGGAACGCGTGCCACGGGGCGCCGGCCAGCAGCCCGGACAGCAGCAGGCTCGCCCGCCACGCGCCCGGAATCGTCATGCCCGACTTGTAGGCGCTCGTCGGCCAGTCCGGGGCGATGTTGCCCGCCACCGAGAAGGTATCGATCAGCCCGTCGGTCGCGATGTCGTACACCTCGTACCGCGTGCCGCCGCCAGCGTCGGGCACCGACCGGGTGAGCATCTTGCCGAGTCCCATGATCAGACCTTCCCAGCTTCACGCAGCGCACCGAGCACGACCGCGGCGACACTCGCCGTGATCAGGGTAACGGCATACCCCGCGAGCAGGTACATGCCTGTCAGCGCGCCGAGCCCGCCGGCCGCCTGCACCGCGCTCGCCGTGAGGCGGTCGCGCAGCCGCGCCCGCGCCGGCCGGGTCGGCGCCTCGACGTCGATCGAGATCATGTTCACGCTCACGCCGAGGTAGTGCGAGAGCTCCTCGATCAGGATCGGCGCCGCGTTGGCCAGCTTGTCAGTCTTGACGACCGGAGCGTCCCGTGGCAGCGCCGGCACGCTGACGTGCCACATGCCTCGCCGCCGCTCGACCTTGGTCCGGTACCGAATCTCTTTCATATCTCCCCTAGAAGACCTTGCTGCGAGGCTTGACGGGCTCGGTCACGGGCGGCTCGAGACCGCTCGCGAACACGGCCGCCGCCAGTGCGGGCGCCGAGTCGATCCGGCGCCGATTCTTCCCCTTCCGCAGTGTCCATCCTCGGTCACTGGATTGCGTCGCGGCGCTCGCGATCTGATCGGCGAAATCCGGCGCCCCGTCGTGAATCAGCTCACCCTGCACGATCAGCTTGTACAGCCGGGCGTACGCGACGATCATGTTCCGGCCCTGCTGCGGCATCCGGAACATCGGCACCGGGGGGTGCTCCTCATCGCCCTTCTCGAGCTGCGGCAGCGTCGGCCACCACGCCTCGTCGGCGGCGGCCCACACGAGCGCGTACGTGGACGCGATCAGCCTGATATACGCATCCGGGCCGTTCGGCCCGTCCTGATCGATCAGCTCGCCGTCGGGCAGCCAAATCTTGCTCGTCGCCTGATAGAGCGTGCCGAGCTTGCTGCGGTTGTTCGGCGCCGGCCGCTGCTGCAGTGTGACGACCGCGGCCGAGTCGCGCTTGAGCGCCATATCGGCGCCGAGCCACGTCGGCCACGACGGCTCGAACTCGATCGTCAGCCCGCGACGCTGCGCGCTGTTGGCGTCCCACGCGCCCGCCGGCAGCCACGACTCGTCACTCGGTACCCACTGATTCCAGTAGTACCGTTTCGCCCTGTTGAGCGGCATTCCCTTGAACTTGCCGAGCAGCTTGCGCACGTTGGCCACGCCGCGGGCGGCGAGCGGGTTGGCCTGCCTGATGCCCGTGATGATGTCGGCGTCATTGGTCGGGTCGAGACCGGTCTCGGCTTCCATGCACACGAACAGCTCGTTCTCGGCGAAGTCGCCGCGCTTGCCGCGGGCGACCTGCCGCCCGAACAGGCTCGTCATGTCGTTGCCCGCGGTCGATCCGAAGATCGTCAGGCCGTTCTCGCGCTTGCTCGTGCCGCCCCACGCGACATCGACCGCCTTCTCTTGATTCTCGGTCGTGAGCTCGTGCACCTCGTCGACGAGCAGCAGCGGCGACTTGCTGCCGTCCGCCCGCCGCGGGGTCGCCGGGATCCGTTTCGCGATCGCCTTACGGTCGTGCATGACGATCTCGCCCTTGCCCGCGGCGGCACGGCCTTTCATCGGCGCTTCCTCATGCTCGAACGAGGCGCGCATCTCGTCGAGCACGAGGTCGGCCTGCTCGTACGAGCTGGCCATATTGAGCACGCCCGGGTTGCCCCGAGCCATGCCGCGGGGGTTGCCGTTCGGCGCCCACTCCCGGAATACCGCGCAGTCGCTGGCCAGCTCGATGCAGCCGAGCCACGCGAGCACCGGGCTCTTGCCGGACCCCTTGGCCAGCGTGATCAGCGCGAACTCGAACCGTCGCGAGCCGTCGTCGTTGAGCTCGGCCAGTTTCCAGAACAGCGCCTGCTGCTCGGGGGTCATGCGCGCCGGCCGCCCGTAGACGTCGCCCTCACCCATCACGCAGTGCTCGTGGACGAACCGGACCCACGTCGGGCCGAGCGTGCGGTTGCGCGCCGGCAGCGGCCCGTTGTTGCCGAACGTCAGCGCGGCCATGAATCGCGGGTCACACTGCTCGAGCAGCTGCTCGCGCGCCAGCGGGCGCATCATCGGTTCAGAAAGCTTGCGCATCGGGGGCAGCGGCGCCGGCCGCCCGGCGCCCCGACGATCCGGAACACGGGATATCCACAGACTGTGCGCGGCGACCGTGGAAGCCGATCGTGCACGAGCGCCGTCTTGCCGCGAGTCAGCACGAGGTCAGTCGTCGGCATCATCGCGCACCGCCTCTCCTGCGCCCGCTGAGCGGCCCGCTGCGACGACAGCGGCACCGATGACCAGTCTGCCCCGGGGTGTGATGCCGAGCGTCTGCTCGAGCTGCCTGATCTCCGCGGCGAAACCGAGCAGCACCCGGGCGAACTGCGGGTCGAACGGCATGTCGACGTCGCCCTCCTCGAGCCACGCGAGCTGCCGCTCGAAAGCCGCGTCGAGCTGCCGCCCGCGGGCGTAGAGCACGAACAGGCGCGTCATCGGCTCGAGGTCGCTCACCGGGTCGAGAATCTGCGCGACGGGGGACGTCCATACCGCCTCCCAGCGATCCCGCAGGTCGCGGTCGACCTTCTCGAGGCGCGCCGGCAGCTCGGGCACGACGAGCGCACCCGATCCGTCGAGCGTGGTCGGCAGCGTGCGGTGCCCCGCGCGCTGCTCGACGTCTTTCGCGTGGCTCACGGTCGCGGCCGCCAATCCTCGGCGAGCGCGATGACCTCGGTAGGCGTGTCGCGCGTCTTGGCGAGCAGGTCGAGCGGCACGCGCAGGCGCTCCTCGACCTCGGCCTCGGGCTCGTCGAGCGCGTAGCAGCTCGACCCGGCCGGGCACGGGGCGTGCTCGAGCTCGACGCCCACGTACTCGAACTGACCCGCCACCGCGGCCCACGCGCGTGCGAGATCGGCGTACGCAGCGGCGCCGGCCGGGTCGCCGAGAGTGCGCAGTTTCTCGTCGGCGACCTCAGCAGCGCGCCACGCGTTGGCCGCCGCGGTCGCCTGCGTCATGCCCTCGTTGATCATGACCTCTCCCTCGGTGTCAGAATCCTCTGCAGCTCGGCCGCCGCCAAGAGCGCCTCTTGACGCTTCCTGGCGCGTGCCGACCGCGCTGCCACGGGGCGGCGGCCGGGCGTCCAATGCTCACAGCCCTCGGCCGCAGGCACGAGCGCCCGGCACGCGCCGCACGGTCGGTGCGTCACAGCGAGACCTCGCACGATGCCGAGTGCTCGCCGTCGCTGCAGCTCGGCAGCTCGCTACAGGCCGCGGGGTCCGAGCCGCGCGAATCCCCCGACCACCCCGCGGCGAGCGCGCGGTCGCGCCACAGTTCACGCGATCGTTGCGCCAGCACGAGCGCACCGCGCAGCTTCCCGAGCTCGTACTCAGGCTCGTCGGGCGCCGGCACCGCGGGCACGCCGTGCCAGTCGTGGCCGCCCGCGTGCCCGCGCTCGAGCGCGCAGACGTACTCGCAGTCCATCACGCGATTGACTTCCGGGCACTGGGCCGATTCCGCCCGCACCGGGGGCGCAGGTTTTTCGGAAGGGCGCGGATCCCTGGCCACCCCGTCATCCGTAAAAAAACGGACGATGCACGCAATGCAGTTCACATCGGACAGCACGAACGACACGCGCACGGTTTCGACGCGCTCGTACGTCTCGCACATCGGCAGCACATCGAGATCGTCTCGGCCTGCTGCGTAGTGGCGCACCATGAGCAGCTCGGCGACCTGCTGCTCGAGCTTGCGCACACGCTGCAGCAGAGCGGCACGCTCATTGGTCTCGGTCATGATGCGTACCCCTGCTCTACCAAGATCACAAAGTCGTGACGCAGGATGCGCCATACCTCGAGCTCGTCGGGTGCCGCGTCACGCAACACTGCTCGGCGCAGTTGCGCCTCACCCAGCGTGAACACGTAGGTGTCCATGTCCAGGGTCGGCTCGTCGTGCTCTACGTGCTCGGCATACGCCTGCGGCAGCGTGGCCTCGGGGCCGCAGTAGACGAACGTGCAGCGCCTGTCCCCGTCAGCGGTCAGGAACGAGACGATCGGGTCGACCTCGCGCACGGGCACCGCCTCGGCACCGTCGTGCAGCAGCAGGGTCACCTGACCATGCATCCAATGCCGGATCCGGTGCGTTCCTGTGACCGCCGAGCGCCTCATCGCAGGCCTGCCTCTCGCGCCCACTGCACGGACGGGTCGCCCTCGGCGTACTGCCGCTCGCAACACGCCCCGCAGGCGAGGCGCTGGCCCGGCCGGCGCGTCACCGTGCCATCGGAGCGTCGCACGTAGGCCTGCGTCACGAGCCCGACGAGCTCACCCCGCTGCCAGTCGTGGCCACAGGTGCAGCACTCGCCCGCGTTGTGCGCGGCCCACAGCTTGGGCAACGTCATGCGCGAGAGGTCGGTCAGTCCGACGTACGGGCTCGGGTCGACCCGGCCCCGCAGATAGTTGAGCAGGTTGATCAGCGCGCGGATCATTCCGAGACCTCCCGGAAGCCGTACGGCGGGTTCTGCGGCACGCTGTGATCGACGATCAACCCGGCCCATGGGTCGAGCTCGATGTCGACCTCGGTCGAGTTGTGCGCGCCCCCGGTCGCGCCCATGACGCTCGATCCGTCACGCCTTACGGCGACAACCTGCACGACCCTGCAGCCGTCCCAGATCCTGATGACCTTTTCCATCGTGTGTCTCCCTCACACTGGTAGGCGGTCGATGATGCGCTGCGCGAGCAGCCGTACCGCGGGCTCGGGTGCGAGCCCGCTGTGCACCCACTGCTGCAGGGTGCGGTTCCCCTTGCTCGTGTTGCACCGCGCACACGCGGCGAGCGTGTTCTCTGGCGAGCTCGTGCCGCCCTTGCTGTGGGGCACGACATGATCCCCCGTGTTCGCCGGACCGCCGCAGTAGTCGCAGCGTCCCCCGCTCGCTGCGAGCGCCGCCCGACGCAGCATGGCCCACACGCGCGACGAGTACGTGCCGTTGACGACACTCGGCCGGCGCGGCCGGTAGCCACCCCGTTTCGGGTGCCGCGGGCAGTCGCCATCCGGAACGGGCTGCGAGCAGACCCCGCACGGCCGCAGCGGACGGTGCGTCATCGGCGCGACTCGAGGTAGGCCTCGACGTCGGCCAAGTCCCACACGCGACCCGCCTTGATCGTGTCGAGCGGCTCGGGCAGGTCGCGCCACTGACAGACCGCGGGCGAGGACACCCCCGCGAGCGCGGCGATCTCGGCGATGCCGGCGAGACGCGGCCGGACGACCTGCGCGGTGCCGAGCAGGCCGGCGCGCGTGAGCAGCTCGTGAATCGCTCGAGCCTGCTCGGCGGTCGCCCCGTCGCCGAGAGCGTGCCGGATCCGGCCGATACCGACAGACATTTTTTTCCGTCCCTCCCCCCGCTGACCTGCGAATCTTAACAGCGCTAAGCCATCTCGGCAATCAGCGAGGCCAGCTTGGTCACGCCGAGCTTGTGCGGCCGGTCGCCGTTGCGCCACCCGAGCGCCGCGTCGCTTTTCCACGTCGCGCCCGGCCGGCGCGCCCATGCAGCGAACGCGCGCAGATCGTCGCGGTGCATCACGAGCGCGCTCGTCTCGGTGCCATCGGCCGCGACCCAATACCAGGGGTCGACGACCCACCCGGCCGCTGCTGCTTTCGACCCGAGACGCGTCGCGGCCGGCGCGATCTCGTCGAGCGAGACCGTGTACCGGGCGGGCACCTGCGGCACGACCGCCTCGGCGGCCAGTGCGACGCGCACCGCGAGCGGGAACGCGGCGACCGCGGGCTCGGGGTGCGCCGCCGCTGCGGGCAGGCCTGCCTCGGCCGCCCGCAGCACGGTGAGCGGGTCGGGCTCGACCGCGGGCTGCAGCGGCAACCGCGGCACGGGCCGGAACGGCTCGGCCGGCGCGGGCTCGCGGTACGACCCGCGGCGCAGCGTCGGGAGCGCACCCGATTCGGTCCGAGGCCTTCCGGGGCACACGAGGTCGGTGCGCACCGGTCGCCCGCTCACCGCGCTGCCGTGATCGGCGAACCATACGACCGGGCTCGGCGGCCACGTGGCCGGACCCGTCGCCGTGAACAGGCGCAGCGGGCTCGGGGGAGTGGTCGCCGGGCCGTGCTCGCTCGGCAGCTTGCCGCAGGCGCACAGCGGGCAGTCGCCCACTTGATCGTGATACTCGGGGCCGTAGCCGCACGCGGCGCAATGCACGTCAGCCCCCGAGCCGCTGATACGCGAACCGCGCCTGATCCGGCACGACCCCGTTACCGGCGAGGCGCACGACATCCTGCCGCTGCAGGCCTCGGCCCGAGATGTGACCCGCGGGCAGCATCATCAGCCACTCGGCGAACCGCCCCGAGAGGCGACCGTGCTCGTCGAGCGGCAGCGGGGCCGGCGCGCCCATGGTCGCCTCGTGGCGCCTGATCGCGCCCTCGTAGATGCCCCACGTGCCGGGAGCGAGCGTGCCCACGGCATCGTTGAGCGTCGGCCCGGTGCCCGTCCGGGCCGCCCGGTCGGGCTCTACGCCGCGCTTCTCGTCGCCCGCCCGCGGGGTCGGCAGCAGTCGCCCGAGCCGCAACGGGTAGCCGCACGCCATCCGGCGCACGTGCACCGCCTCGGGAGCGGGCCGGTTGACCACGCGGTCGGCCAGCAGGAACCACCGGTGCCTGTGATGGGCCGCGCCGACCTCGCAGGCGCCGTAGACGCCCCACCGAACCGCGAACCCGTCCTCGCGCAGGTTGCTCAGGATCTCGGCGTGCAGCCTGCCGCCCTCGATCGTCACGAGGTTGCCGACGTTCTCGAGGAACACCCGGAACGGCTCGGCGGCCCGGATCGCCGTACGCGCGTACGGCCACAGCCACCGCTTGTCGGCCTTACCGCGCTTGCGGCCCTGCACGCTGACGGGCTGACACGGCACGCCTGCGGTCAGGATGTCGACCCGACTGAGCAGCTCGAACAGCCCCGGATCGGTCAGGTCGCCGAGATTCGGAGCGAGCGAGTTCAGCTCGAGCACGCGAGCGGCATCGGGCTCGTTCTCGACGTGCCACAACGGCGTATGCGCCACCCCCGCGAGGGTCAGCGCCATGCCGAGCCCGTCATACCCGCTGCACAGGTGCCCGCTCGTAATCGTCACGCTCGCACCATCGCTCGGGTGCGCCGCGCCTCGACCTCGGACGCGATCTCTTCCGCGGCGAGCGCCGGGTACGGCACGCCCCCGTCCGACTCGATCAGCCCGCGCTCGACGAGCGCCGCGATCGTCTCGGCCACGAGCACGCAGTTCCGGGCGTTGAGCTCACGCAGGTCGGCCATCGCTACCGGCCACTCAGCCATCGCGAGGATGACGAGCGACTCGGTCTCGGTCATACGCTCGATCTCGGTCAGTGCCTTCTCGGCGTCGGCCGCGGTCGGCAACGGGCCGACGACGCGGATCGTGCCGCGGTTGATCTCGTGTCCGTACTGCGTTTGCTCGATCCGGAGCTCGTTCGTCGTCATGTCCCTACCCTAACACGTGACCTATTAGGTTGTCCAATACCCGGCCGGCGAGACCTGCTCGACGCACGGCAGCGTGTCGATCGCGGTCGCGGCCCATCGTGCGTCCTGCGCCTCGACCAGCGCGCCGACGGTCGTCGGTGCCTGCTCGCCGCCCGGCGCCTCGCCCGCGTAGATCGCCGCGATGCGCTCGGACCGGGTGAGCCGCTTGCCCCGCCACGCGGCAGCGCGCTCGAGCGGACGCTCGGCACGCGCCCTGGCCGCCTTCTCGCCCCAACTCATCGCCGCGGTGATGTCGCACGGATCCTCGTGCACGAGCTCGCCGTCGGTCCAACGCACGTCGTACCGGTCGACCTCGGCGGCCGGTACGAGGATGACTGCGGCACCGCTCCCGGTCGGCAGATACCAGACGCCCCGCGGTGAGCGCTGCCACGCCGTGTGACTCGCCGAGAACAGGTCGATCAGCTCGTACCCGAGCTCGCCGTCGACACCGTGAAGTTCATCCGGAGTAGGCGCACCAACGGTTTTCGGCTCGTCGTCGTCCACATCGGACTCGTCATCGAACTGCTTGAGCTCGTCGTCGAGATCCTCGATCATCTCGGCGCCCTCGAGCTGCACGACGGAGCGCAGGCGGTGCCGCCCGGTCGCGCCGACGACATCGAGCACGAGGCAGTCGGTCTGTCCGGGGTACGGCCGCAGCCCGCGCCCGGCCATCTGCTGAAACAGCACTTCCGAGCTCGTCGGCCGCCCGAGTACGACGAGATCCCAGATCGGCACGTCGGTGCCCTCGGTGAACAGCCCGACGTTGCACACGACGTCGTACTCGCCGAGGCGGGCGCGCTTGATGATCTCCTTACGTACCGCCTTGGGCGTGTCCGCATCGACGTGGATGCTGCGCAGCCCGTGCTCGGCGAACACCCGGGCCTGCTCTTTGCTGAGCTCGACGCTCGGCAGGAAAGCGACCCCGCGGCGGCCCTTGCCGTGCTCGAGCACGGCCCGCGCGATCGCGGCCGGCGCGAGCGCATCGCTCATCGCCTGCGCGACCGCCCGGTCGTCAAGCCCGCTGTCGCTCGTGCGCGACGTCCGGACCCGCGAGAAGTCGAGTCCCTCGACCTTGACGCGCACGCCCCGCGGGCGCAGCAGCCACCCGTCGCGGATCAGTTCATCCATGGGCACGACCTCGCTCGGCGGCCCGTCAAACGTGTCACCGAGGGCGAGCCCGTCGGCGCGGCCGAGCGTGGCGGTCACGCCAAGCAGCAGCGGCCCGGTCGGCTCGAACACGCCGAGACCGCGCAGGATCGTCTGATAGCTCGGCGCCGCGATGTGATGCGTCTCGTCGACGATCACGAGACCCGGCCGGCGCGCCGCGACGAGCCCGAGCGCACCCGGGCGCACGACGGTCTGCACGCTGCCGACGATGACCGCCCGGTCGACCTCGCGCCGCCGCCCCTGCAGCACCCCGACCGACAACCCGGCCGAGGAGCTCAGCAGCTTCTCCTCGGCCGAGTCGATCAACTCGGTACGGTGCGCGAGCACGAGCACGGGCGCGCCAGCCGCTACGCAGTCGACCGCGGCGCGGGCGAACACGACGGTCTTACCGCCTCCCGTCGGCAGCACGAGCGGCACGCGGCGCCGGCCAGCGCCGTACGCGGCATACGTCTTGTCGATCGCCCGCTGCTGGTAAGGCCTGAGCGTGAGCGCCTCGGCCACTACCCCGCCCGCCAGTGCGTCACGCGGGTAAGGCGCCGGGAGCGGTACGGCTCGAGCCCGCTGCACCGCCCGCACACGGGGTCGTCGCCCGCTCGGCCGAGCGCCTTACGGTCGCCGCACCCGACACAGTTCGGCTGCGGATCCTCGCTCAGGTCGCCGCCCGCGGTCGGCCCCTCGAGCGCCTCGGCCAGCGCCGGCCAGATTGTCCGCACCGTTTTCTGCTTGCTCTGCCCGGCCGCCTCGCGCCAGACCTTGTACGGATCGAGTGCCATCGTCACGCCTTCCCATGCTTAGCGGCGATCTCGCGCACCTGCTCGCCGACCTCGCCAAACGTCCTCGCCAGATAGAACGCCTCGCCACACGGGCAGACGAGCTCGGCGTTACCGTCGCGATCGATCTCGAACGCGAACAGGTCGACAAATGGCACGTCGGTCGGGAAGTAGTCGATTCCCTCACTCGCTCGCCACTGCCACCGCGCGGGCGGGGTGCGGCCGATGGTGCAGAACACGGTCTCGATGATCGGGTGCAGCGGCCGGATCAGGATCCGGGTACCGCGGTCGCGCAGCACCGCGCGCAGATCGTGTTCTGCGCAACCTTGAGCGGCCCAGACCGTGCGGTGATCGCCACCCTCGGCCGCGGGCACGAGTCGCTCACCAACAACGCGGTACGCGCGAACGGCGCGACCCGTGCCCCGCGGCTCGCTGACGACCCGGTACTCGACACCGTACGCGGTCGTGCCCTCGTACGCGGTCGCGCCGACCATGGCCTCGGCGTTGCGCAGCCCGCGGGCGCGCCGCCAGCTGATGGCGCTCATCGGGTGGCCTCGGCGACCGCGTAGCCGATGTGGCGGTCGCAGTGCAGCACGGGATCGCGGCCGCCGACGCGACGCACGTGACCACTCGCGACCGCGGGGCAGTACCGGCACTTGCCGCTGATGCCCGCCCGGTACTCGGTGATCTCCTGCGGGCTCAGCGCTCGCGCGGTCGGGCGCCGCAGGGTCCGGCGGATCGCGATGTCGAGCACGACCACGACCAACGCGACGCAGGCGAACACAGCGACCGCGAACGTGGCGGTCACCGAGCGCATGACGAGCGCGGTCAGGATGGCGATCACGGCATAGAGCGCGAGGCGCCCGGCGCGCCGGCTGAGCAGGTTCCGGATCATGATGTCTCCCTCATCGGATCGACTTGATACGTCCAAGCTAATAGGTCGGCTACTAGCTTGTCAACCACTCACTGTCAGTGAGCGTTACGTTTACAGAGCGTGTGATACGGATGATACGGATGATTCCCGTTCCTCGCGTAACGCGCAGGCATGCGCGTTCTTGGGAACCATCCGTATCATGTGTATCAACCCTGCTCAGCGGTAGTGCCGGAGACAAAACGGACGCCCCACCATGCCCGCTGCATCTTACCGACAGCAGCCTCAGCGGTACTCTGTGAAGCGACCGCCCCGAACGCCGGCATGAGCAGCGAACGCGGCCGGAACGACCTCTGCTCGCCTTCCCGTACCCGCCGCAGCGCGAACGTGACCCGATGCGACACGGTTTCGTCGTGTTGCTCGAACTTGGTCTTAAATGTCTGGATAGACATCGGTTTGTGCCCGCTCGCCTCGGCCCACGCGTTGAACTCGGCGTGCATGTCGGTGCCCGTGATGTAGCTCGAGGGGTCCGCGGTCAGGCACTCGCGCCAGAACCGGATGATCATGTCGCTGTCCTCGCGCCACTGCAGCGTGTCGGCCGCGACGGTCGCCGGCAGCGGCGGCATCCGGCGCTCGGCCGCATACCAGCGCATGGCGCCGGCCACGAGCCACGCGAGAACCGCCTCACGCTGCCGCTCGCCCTCTTTCATGCGGTCGCGCAGGGTCGGGTCACCCGGACGCTCGTGCTCGGCCCCTGTGGCGTCCTGCGGGCTGACGAACTTGAACGGGAACTGCACGAGCACGAGTCGCCGCCACGTCCCGTGGTCGGTCTCGGTGACCTTGGGCAGGTAGTTGGTCGAGACGAACAACGAGTGCGTGCTCTGCCACGTGATCGAGTCCTGCCTGATCTTGCGGGCCGTCATCTCGGGGGTGCCGATGACGTCCTTGAGCCGCTTCACGTTCAGGTGCCCGTCGTCGGGCAGCTCCTCGGCCAGCGCGAACCGCGCCCCGAGCAGCACGGTCATCTCGGTCGAGTGCGCCTTGGGGTCGGCGAGCAGAACCTTGTCGCTGACGAACACGCCGTAGCTGCCGAGGCAGGACTTAACCGCATTAAGCACGGTCGACTTGCCGTTCTCACCGCCACCGCGCAGCAGCAGCAGCTTGTCGTCGCTGGTCATGTGGCCTGTAATGGCCTGCCCGAACCGCACCGCGAGCCACTCGGCCACGTCCGGCGCCACCGCGGTCAGCGCCGCTCGCCAGTCCGGGTGGTCGGCGCCGGCCACGTAGCCGACGTCCGTGATCTTCGTAAACCGCATGGCCGGGTCGTGCGCCCGCTGCTGCCCGGTGCGCAGGTCGACGATCCCGCTCTGCGTGTTGAGCAGATCGGGGTGCGCGTCGAACGCCTCGGCCTCGACGTGCAGCACGCCCCGGCACAACCGGGTGATTGCGCCGATCCGGTACGCCGAGTTGAGCCCGTTGATCGCCTTACTGACCTCCCGGTCGACGGCGAACACGTTCTCGAGCTGCTTGGCCGCGTACCGCGCGAGCCACAGCCGCACGACCTCGATCACGCTCTCTTCGCTGGTCTCGCGCCAGCGCTGGCCCGTCCACGCGAGCCACCCGAGCCCGGGTGCCCAGCAGTGCGAGGCGTAGAGCAGCTCGTCACAGAGCAGCTGCGCGATCGCCGAGTCGGTCAGCTCGGCCTCGGCGATGCGCTCATCGACTTTTGGGGGCGCGACCATCACCTGACCGTCCGGGGCCGTAGGCAGGTTCGGGGGCGGGGGCGCGAGCAGGCTCGGCACGCTGCAGGCGCAGAGCGTCCGCGGTACCACGTTGTCGGCCGCCGCCAGACTCACCGCCCCGGTCAACAGCCGCAGCCACTCGCCCTCGCTGTCGCGGCCGGGCGCCGCGGTCACGTCCACGAACACGGCACCGAGCTCGAGCAGCGCGCCCGGCGCGCCGGCATGCCCCTCGCCGCCGTACGCCGCGATCGTCCGCGCAGCGTCCCGGGCCGTCTCGTGCCGCCCGGCCCGGCCGACCCGCAGCTCGCCGACCGCCCGCTGCAGCGCGTCCGCGACCCGCGGGCAGGGCGCCTCGTCGCGCAGCTTCTCCCACCACGCAGCCATGTCGCCGTGTGCGAGGTCGCTCTTTTCAGTGCGCTCGTACGACAGCGCGAGTCCGCGTACCCACGCCTCGGGCAGTATCGGAAACGTTCCGGGATCGGGTGGGTACGGGCACGCATCGCCAAGCTCGGCGCCGTGCTGATAACGCCACGCGTACTCGGCACCGTCCGCCTCGGGATTGGTGCTCGGCCACACGACCGCGTACCGGTGCCCGTGCTGAATCAGCTCGATGCCCTTGGCTGCTTCACCGGGCCAGTTGATCGGGCGCCCGTCGAGCTCGGTCGGTACGCGGAACCATCGGATCCCGCTCGGCGCCGGCCGGGCCGAGCTGACCCACGTCGGCGGCAGCGGCCCGTACTTGGCCTCGAGCTCGGCGAGCGCAGCGGCGCCGGCCTTGACCTGTCCGCCCTTCTCGTACGCGTCCACGTCGAGCCCGAGCACGCCCTCGGGGGCGCGCAGGCCGATGTTCCGCTCGCCGTGCGTCTCGATGTACGCCTCGACGTCGGCGGCCGACGGGTCCGGGTTGCCGTGCCCGGTGAAGCCTCGCGGCGGCGGCCACTTCTCGCCGGCCTTGGCGCCGACGGGCAAAACTCCCAGCCACCCGGCCGCTCGATATAGCCGAGCGGCTCGTGCATATGGGCCGGTAACGGTACTATCGCCGCTAGTCAGCACGGATGGATCTCCCCTATCTCGCTGTCGCACCTGAGCGCGTTGCCGACCCCCGTGCGGCGACGCGCTCTCGTGTCGTATTCGGTTGTGCGGGCGGGCAACGCTACGCCGTGCCTGCTCGCTTGATCAGCTCGGCGCGCCCGAGCTTGATGCGCCTGTCGTACTCGGCATTCAGCACGGCCGATGTCCGGTAACTCTCGATGGCATCCTCAAGCAGCGCGCGGGCGACCGCGCCCTCACTGCGCGCCCCGTCGGCGATCTTGCTGCCGAGCAGGAAGGCTCGCGTCTCCTCGGTCATCAGTACGTTGACGTGCTCCGTCAGCAGCGCGGGCTCGGCCGCGGGGGCGACTCGCGCCTCGGTCTCGTTTGTCATGGTCATAACCTAACAGACGACCTAGGTTGCGCGCTATTAGGTCGTCTGTTAGGTTCATGGGCATGAAGTTGTTCCGGACCCGGCGCCACCGCGGCGCACACCGTGCCCGCCGGCCGGGAGACTGCCACTGCACGGTCCGTCCCCCGGTCGACCCGTGGGCCGGTAACCCGATCCTGTTCCCCCGGTACGCCCCGGCACTGTGGGCGGCCGCCGACCGAAAGGCGATCCTCTGATGGCCATGCCCGCATACGAACCGCGCCGTAAGCGCAACACGATGAGCGGCGTGCTGCTCGGCGCGCTGGTGCTCTTCCTGATCTGCATCGGCGGCACCGTGTTCGCCGCACTCTCGGATGACAGCACGCCACCGCCGGCCGTGCCGACGTTCGACCCGACGAACCACTCGACGCAGCCGCCGCGGACGCTCGCTCCGACGGTCGCACCGACGACCCCCGCGGCCGAGCAGCCCGCACCGAGCACGGCGGCCGCCAAGGCGCCCGCCCCGACGATCGCAGGCGATGACGTCGTGCAGGTCGGGCAGGACGTGCCCGCGGGCACTTACCGCGCCGTGGAAGCGGTCGAGAACGACGGCTTCCTGATGTGCTATTGGCTCAAGAGCAGCGACGCCGAGGGCACGCAGATCATCAGCAACGGCCTGCCGCAGGGCGGGCGGCCGCAGGTGACGCTCAAGAAAGGTCAATGGTTCACCTCTCAGGGTTGCCCGACGTGGCGCAAACAGTGAGCAGCGGGCCGTGCCCGTTCCGGCTGTGCTCGGCGACCGTGCAGTTCCTGCCGACCCGGCCGCGGACGCTGGCCGATGCCGATGAGCCGCCGAGCACGCTGATCGAGCAGCACCGCCTCGAGCCCGAGTCGCAGTACGGTCTGTGCCCCGCCTCGCTGCAGCAGTACCCGCTCAGCGAGTACGCGGTCGAGCAGCTCGAGAACGTGGCGGTCGGGCTCGAGCGGATGATCAACGAGCGGAAGGCGGGCACGATCACCGCCTCGGGGGCGCCGGCCACGCCGCAGCACCCGAAAGCGCCGCAGCCCGACGAGCGCGGGCAGCAGTGGTTCGGGCAGGGATCCGGGGGCGGGCGCAGCAGCGGCCCGACCGCCTTGCCGAAAATGGAATCCGTACCGACACCGACGGGAGACAACGTGGCGAGCGTTGCCGAGACCAAGGCGGCCATTGCGACCGCCAATCAGACGATCGCCGAAGCGCAGGCCGCGACGCAGAACGCGATGCAGATCGTCGCCGACGCGCAGGCCGCGACCGCGGCGGCGAACGACCTGTTCGAGCAGGCGCTGCGCGAGCTGCAGGCGGTGCAGGGCGCCTCGCACGCAGACCTCTCGCGCAGCGAGATCAGCCGCGCCATCACGGTCATCGAGATGGCGCAGGCGCTGCTCGCGCAGACGAGCGAGGAGCTCGAGACTGCACACTCGGTGGCCACGCCGGCCATCGAAAAGAACGCGATGTACGCGGAAGGGCTCTGATGAGTGGCAACCTTGACGATCTCGGCGCCGCGTTCCGGTCCGCGATCGAGAAGCTCGGCGAGGCGCAGAGCTCGGTCGGCGTGTCCCGTGACCGCCACGACGAGGCGCTGCGGCAGATTTCGCAGGTCAGCGACGGCAGCGACAACGCCCTCGTGACCTCGGCGCTCGAGAACGTGGCGGCCGCCGACGCGGCGCTCGAGGAAGTGCTCGGGATGTACCAGGCTGCGCGCGAGGCGCTCGCGACCTACCTGCACGCCAAGGGCATCTAGTCGTGCCCGACACGTGGGAGTCCGTGCACGTCGGCGACGTCGTACGCGGGCATGATGGGCAGACGTACGGGGTCGCCAGCATTCAGCTCGGCGACCCCCGCGGGCCGATCGTGGCGCTCTTTCGTCACGGTGCGGTCATCGGCCCGGCGCAGCCGCCACCGGGCACGCCGATCGAGATTATCCAACGGGCCGACAGCGCAGCCGAGGCGCGGGCGTTCGGCATCCTGGCCGCCGCCGGCCTCGGTCCGGAACTACTAGGGGAGACCTACCAACCATGACCGATCTGCAGGCGCCGGCCATCGTCGGCCGCATCGGGTCGATGCGCGTGCGCAACGGCCGTTACTTCGATGGTGACGAGTCCTACCAGCGCACGAGCAACGCGCTCAAGAACATCGAGACGGACACCTATCAGCTCGACGAGTGGAAGGCGAACACGCTCGCGATCGGGCTGTCGTCGCGGTCCGACCTCGTGCTCGGGGTGGCCGCCGCCGCGCAGTACGACCCGGCGACGGGCAAGCTGACCAGCGAGGCGAAAAGCACGTTGCGCGGACTGCGCGAGCAGGCGATGCAGGCGGGCAAGAGTAAGGCGGGCAGCAACGCCGGCACCGCCGTGCATACCGCGACCGAGCGGCTCGACATGGGCGAGACCGTCGAGCAGGTCGGCCTGCCGTACCCGTACGACGTCGACCTCAAAGCGTACGAGACGCTCAAACGGGCGATGCGGCTCAGCTTCCGGCCCGAGCACATCGAACGCACCGTGCGGCTCAAGCAGTTCGGCATCGCCGGCACGTTCGACCGCCTCGGCGAGAGCGGGCTGCTCGTCGAGCTCGGCATCCTGGCGCCCGGCGAGCTGCTCGTCGTGGACGTGAAGACGGAGACCGACCCGCTGCTGAACCTGATTCACATCGCACCGCAGCTCGCCTCGTACGCGCACGGCGACGACATGTTCGTACCCGAGCCGCAGCCCGCCACCGACGCGGACCCGAGCGGCCCGTTCCGCGGGCGGTACGAGCCGCTGCCGAACGTGAGTAAGGTCGTCGGGCTCGTCGTGCACGTGCGCGCCGGCCGGGCCGTGCCGTACCTGATCGACCTCACCTCGGGTTGGGCCGGGACGGTCGCGGCGTACGAGCAGCGCGAGCGGATCAAGGCCAGCAAGATCAAGCTCGGCGATGAGGGCTGTTGGGCCGTCGCGCTGCCGATCGACCTGCCGCCCGTGACCGAGTTTGTTGCCGACTCGATCGCCCGCGGGCCGCTCGGTTTCTCGGCGCCCGCCGGCATGACGCACGAGCAGTACGTCGCGCAGCCCGCCCTGCCCGCCGCGCCCGTCATTGAGCAGGCCGTGCGCCGGCCGGATGGCATGGTCGATTGGGTGCCCGCGGGCATACCGCCCGGCGAGGCGCCGCTCGAGGCGATGCTATGGGAAGCGATCATGTCCGCCGACTCGCTCGAAGAGCTCGCGCGGTTGTACGAGAACGCGACCGCGACCGGGATCGAATGGCTCGGGCCGATCGCCGAGGCGGGCATCGCCCGCGCAAAGATCGTGCAGTGCGTGCAGCGCGACCTGCACGTTCCGGCCAGCGGTGGCGCGTGCGCGTGTGGATGGCGCGCGGAGCTTGTGCCCTAATAGATGACGTGTTAGGTTTGTTCCACGCCCCCCGGCTCATAGGGGTCGGCCCTAAGGGCCGGGGGAGCACGCAGGGGCAGCATGCTGGAGTATGCGCCGCAGCCTTGACGGTATTAGTCCTCGAGCTAGCCGCCGGCACGCGGAGATCGCGGGTCCGAATCCCGCTCCCTGCTCGGTGCGGCCACCCGGCCGCGACCACGGTCCCGTTGATTGGACACAGCATGACGAACCCGTTCTTGCCGCAGCAGCCGCAGCAGCAGCCCGCTCAGCAGCCGCAGCAGCAGCCCGCTCAGCAGCCGCAGCAGCAGCCGAACCCTTACCAGCAGCAGCCCGCGGCGCCGGCCGCCCCGGCGAACCCGTACGCCCCGGCCACCCCGCAGCAGTACACACAGCAGCCCGCTCAGTACGGCGCGCCCGCCGCGCAGCAGTACGCCCCGCCGGCCGCCAACGTCCCCGTTGCGCAGCCCGGCCAGTTCCTCGCCCCGCCGCCGCCGAGCGCGAGCGGCTCGGGCAACATGCCGAAAATCGGCGATCTGCAGGGGCGCCTGCTCATCGTGATGCCCGAGTCCCTGCAGCGCGGCCTGCCGAGCAAGTTTCAGGGGCAGGGCGGTGGCGCGCAGTTCGTCGACCGGATGACGTGCAAGGTCATCGTGCTCGACGGGGGTCCGCTGTCGTGGGGCGGCACGACCCCGGGCTCGCAGCGGCAGACGGTCAACACGCCGTACGTCGTGAATGGCCTGTGGATTCAACAGGTCAAGCTGATCGAGCAGCTCGAGGAAGCGCTGCGCGTCCGCCAGTCGGGCGGGCCGGGCCTGTCCCTCGGTCGCCTGTGGAAGACGGGGCCGAGCAACAACGATCCGTACGTGCTCGCTGCCCCGCAGCCGCAGGAGGTCGAGCAGTACAACGCGTACGTCTCGCAGCAGAACCCGTTCGCTGCCTGATCGGCCGATGACGTGGGGCGCCCCGAGCAGGTGGTGCAGGGAAGGATGCGGTGCGGGAGCGCGCACCGCACGGGGCGCCCCGCCCCCTTGGGAGGGAAGGCATGCAGACATGGGAACAGGCGATGCAGCTAGCGGCCCGTCGGGTGGCGACGACCGGATTTCGGTACCGGGTCTCGTGGAATACCGACGACCGGGAGTGGCAGGTTCGCCGGACGGGGCGGGGGCGACGTCTCGGCGAGCGCGTAACGAGCAGGACGCGCGAGACCTCTGCGCCGGGCTCGTCGCGATCGTCACGGGCGCAGTGATCATGCTGCTCGCGGGCGGCTCGCTGCAGGAGGTCGCCGCGATCCTCACCGTGCTGACCGCGGTCGGCGCCGGCATCCTGGCGATCGCCCGGTGACCACGCTCAACGTGCTGGTCACCGGGCGGCCCGCTCCCGAGGGGTCGCACGACGTCGGCTCGAACGGGTACGTCATGCACTCGAGCAAGTACCTCGCCGCGTGGCGGCACGCGGTCAACCGCGGCACGCGCGAAGCGTACGTCGCGGCCGGACTGTCGGGCGCCGACATGCCGCTCGTGCCGTACCCGCGGCCGGTATGGGTCACCGTGTTGCATCTGCTGCTCGACGAGCAGTGCCGCGCCGAGGGAACCGACGACCCGACCGGAAAGCCGGACGGAGACAAGCTGCTGCGCGCCACGATCGACGGACTCGGCGAGGCGCGGGCGTTCGGCGATGACTCGCAGGTCATCGGGCACCGATCGTTCAAGGCGCGGGGCCGCCGGCCCGGCGCAGTCATTCAGATCACGGACGAACGGCCCTGGTGGGCCGAGATGAACAGGGAGAGATCGACTGTGGAGACGTTCAACCCGAACGGCGAGTACCGCCTCGTGCTCGAGAAGGTCGGCCACGACAGCGAGGGCGACCGGACGTGGAACACGATGTTCGAGGTCACCGACACGGCCGACGCGATCGCGAGTACGTGGCTGCCCTCGCTCGA